AAAACTTAAGAGAATGGGTGGAAAGGATGATTACCGCGAAGCTAAGAAAATGGAGCCAAAATTGAGAACTTTTGTTCCCGTAATCGTAAGAGGTCAGGAAAGTGAAGGTGTTAAGTTTTGGGGATTTGGTAAGACAGTTTATCAAGAATTATTGGGTTATTTCGCAGACCCAGATTACGGTGATTTATCCGACCCAATCAATGGTAGAGATATCGTTGTAGATTACGCAGCAGCGGAAGGCGGAGCATCTTACCCAACTACTACTATCAGAGTTAAACCTACAACTACTAAGTTGCATGAGAACGATGATAAGATTAAGGAGTTGATTGGTAACGAAAAAGAAATCACAACTATCTACTCAGAATTGTCATATGATGAGTTGAAGAAAATCTTAGAAAATTGGTTAGCTGGAAACACAACTGATGAAGGTGCACAATCTGCTACACAAGAAACACTTGTGGCTAAAACAGAAAAGAGTGTAAGTGATTCATTTGATTTCGATACAAAGCCTCACCAATTAGATGATGAGATTCCACAAACGGCTACTCAACAAGAGTTACCTTGGGATGAAACACCATCAACCCCTGTATCCAAAACAACTCAACAAGTTGCGGATGCATTCGAAGATTTATTCAAATAATAACAAGTTATAAATTATGGCAAAAACTGATTTAGCAGATATTCTGGTCGATAGTCTGAACAAGAAAAATAAAGACCAAAAAATCGCCTTCTTCTTAGATGATGATTCCGATGGAGCACCAACCAATGTAAATGGATGGATTTCAACCGGAGCAGCTATGATGGATGTTGCTATTTCTAATCGCCCGTATGGTGGAATACCTGTTGGTAGAATTACTGAAATCACAGGTTTGGAGCAGAGTGGTAAATCATTACTCTCTGCCCACATCTTAGCGGAAACTCAAAAGCAAGGTGGAGTTGCAGTATTGATTGATACTGAAACTGCGGTAAGTAGAGAATTCTTTGATGCAATCGGAGTAGATGTATCCAAACTTCTATATGTGAGTGTAGATACAGTTGAGGATATCTTTGAAACAATTGAAACAATCATTGAGAAGGTTAGAACATCTGAAAAAGATAAGTTAGTAACAATCGTTGTGGATTCCGTTGCGGCGGCTTCTACTAAGAAAGAGATGGAATCGGATTATGATAAAGACGGTTATGCAACCGATAAAGCTATTATCATATCTAAGGCAATGAGAAAGATTACCAATGTAATTGGTAGACAGAAAATTGCAGTTATCTTCACAAACCAATTAAGACAAAAGTTAGGAGTAATGTTCGGTGACCCTTGGACAACGAGTGGTGGTAAGGCTTTGGCTTTCCACGCATCGGTTCGTTTAAGATTGAAGAACGTTGGACAAATTAAAACTAAAGTTGGTGGAACGGATAAAGTAGTAGGAATCTCAGTAAGAGCACAAGTGGTTAAGAACCGATTAGGGCCACCACTTCGTTCGGCAGATTTCGAAATCTACTTCGATAGAGGTATCGATAACTATGGTAGCTGGCTAACTGTATTAAAAGATAATAAGTTAGTTAAACAAGGTGGAGCTTGGTATGAGTATGTAGATACTGATACCGGTGAAGTTGTGAAATTCCAATCGAAGGATTTCATTGTAATGATGCAACAAAGACCTGAGTTAAGAGACCAAATTTATAAAAAGATTTGTGAGACGACTATTCTTCAATATAAAAAGGATACATACGATATTGAAGCAATGGAAGTTGATACAAATTTACCAAATGAAGTAGAATAGTGAATAACAAATACAAGAATTTATTAGATGAAGTAAATTTGGAACATACCACTAAACACCTTAGAACTAGAAATTCTAAGGTGTTATTTGTGGATGGTTTAAATATGTTCTTCCGTTGTTGGAGTACAAACCCAACAATGAATGAGGATGGAGAACACACGGGCGGCATGGTTGGATTCCTAAAATCATTAGGAGCAGTTATACGACAGGAGAACCCTACTAGAGTAGTAGTAATATTCGATGGTAAAGGTGGTTCACAAAAAAGAAAGGAAGTATTCTCAAATTACAAAGCGGATAGAAAAGTTAAATTCAGAGTCAATCGTCAGTATGATGATATGATGAGTGAAGAAGATGAGCAAGTAAGTTTGAGAAGGCAATTGAGTTCATTGGCTAACATCTTAGGTGTATTGCCAGTAACTACAATGATTTACGATAACATAGAAGCAGATGATGTAATCGGTTATTTGGCTAAACAAGTTATCAAAGAAGATGAAGGAGCATTAATCCTTTCATCTGATAAAGATTTCTTACAATTAGTTTCAGAGAATATCCACGTTTGGAATCCATTGAAGAAACAAAAAATTGATAAGGATAAATTAAAAGAATTATACGGAGTTCACGCTGAAAACTTTATATGGTATAGAGTAATGGATGGTGATAAATCCGATAACATAGATGGTGTAAAAGGATGTGGATTAAAAACACTTCTTAAAAGATTACCTGTATTGGAAACTGATGTTAGATTGACAGTGGATGAACTGATGAGATTAGCAGAAGAACAAAAAGGAGAATACAAAGTTTTTCAAACTATTTTAGATAGTAAAAAAATCATCGAAAGAAATTTCCAAATAATGCAATTGGAAGACCCTGATATTAGTGGGATTACCAAACTTAAAATAAACGATAGATTTAATGAATCAGTTGAACCATTAGATAAAATGAAGTTTATTGGGTTTGGTATGAAATATAAAATCCTACAAAATTGGGGAGATGTAAATGATTGGTTAAGGTCATCATTTGGTAATTTAGTTTTATAATAATTTGGAAATACCAAATTTTAATCTTATATTTGTTGAATGAGTGAAGCGGTAGATAATTTAGCGAAATACGGACAGAGTTACCAAACGAAAGTGGTAACTAATTTAGTAACAGATAGACCTTTCTTAGAACAAGTTTCGGATATTTTGGAAACAAAGTATTTCGAATCGGATACTAACAAATGGATTGTTGAGTTGACCCGTAAATACTTTGGCAAATATAAGAACACTCCCACTACAGATTTCTTTAAAACTGAAATACAAAAGATTACAGATAAGGCATTACAACAAAATGTTTTATCTCAATTAAAAGCAGTTTATGCTCAACAAAGCGGAGGAGATTCTGAATGGGTTAAGAACGAATTCGTAACATTCTGTAAAAATCAAAATTTTAAAAATGTTATCCTTACCTCAGTTGACCTATTACAAACCGGTCAATTTGATAAGATTGAAAAATTAGTAAGAGATGCAGTTAAAGTTGGGCAAGCAAATGATTTAGGATTAGATTACAAAGAAGATATAGAAGTTCGTTTCGAAGAGGTTAATAGAAGAACCGTTAAAACTAATTGGGATGTTATAGATGAGTTAATAGATGGAGGATTAGGGCCTGGTGAGTTAGGAGTAATTGTTGCACCATCTGGAGTTGGTAAGACTTGGGTTCTTTGCCACATCGGAGCGGAAGCAGTTAGACAAGGAAAGAATGTATTACACTACACATTAGAACTTACACAAAACTACGTTGGACAGAGATATGATACAATCTTTACCGGTATCCCATCATCTGAGTTAAGAGATAATAAAGAACAGATTAAGGATAAAGTAGATAAACTAAAAGGTGGACTGATGATTAAATATTATCCACCAAAAGGTATTACTGCAAATACAATTGCGGCACACGTTGATATGGTTCGTTCAACCAAATTTCAGCCCGATTTGATAATTATAGACTACGCTGATTTATTAATTTCGGTTAACTCAAAAAACAATTCAGATTATCAGGAACAAGGTGGTATCTATATTGATTTAAGAGCAATGGGAGGAGAGTATCAGATTCCAATTTGGACTGCATCTCAAACTAATAGAAGTGCGATTGAAAGTGATGTAATTCACGCTGATAAAATTGCGGATAGTTATGCAAAAGTAATGAACGCAGATTTAATCATATCAGTTAGTAGAAAGGATACTGATAAGTTGAATGATACTGCTAGATTCCACGTTATGAAAAATAGATTTGGGCCGGATGGGTTAACTTTTCCTGCAAAGATGAACACTAACAAAGGTATCATTGAAGTGTATGCGGCTAATTCATCAAATGGAATTATAGCAAGTAAAGAGAGTAAAAATGGAGAGTTATTACAAAAACAACTACTACATAAAAAATATGTAGATAATATGGGATAAAAAATATATTATATGTTAACACAAGAACAACTAAATGTTATTAATGATGTATCGACCGGTATGGCGATTTTAGAAGGATTAGATGATGCAATTATAGGTTATGAAGTAAATACTACCAAAATTGTATATCACTATGATTTAATTGTAGAAATATTAATTCAATCAGGTTTAGATGAATCGGAAGCAGCTGAATACATCGATAAAAATATTTTAACTTTAAAGATATCAAATGATAATGGTGATGATATAACTCCAACTATATTTGCAGAGTACCCAATCTTTACAGAAGATGATGATAATGAGGAAGATATCAATGTAGGAGAAACAGAAAATTAAAAATTTTCTAAAGAAAACTAAAGAAATTAGACTATAAAAATTTTCTAAAGAACCGAAAATTTTTTAGGATATATGATGTATTTATTCTTACCTTATTGAATAAACACATAATAAAGATTACACTATGAGCAAATTATTTACGGATAGAATCCCCTACAAA